CAAATAAAAAATATAAAAAATCAAAAACAAAAAAACAAAAAAACAAAAGATAATAGTGTTAGTAAGACAGAGTCCAAAATTGAAAAAATAAGATTATTGGCCTTGTCTTTAAGAGATATGACTTCATTAATCGATGAGGTTAGTGATTTTAATAATAAATTGAATTCAATGTGTTTTATTAGTCAAAAGGGTAGTGTGGACAACTCAAAATGTGTTACAGACAAAGAAATGGAGACCATTTGTAAAAATTTCAAAATAATTTCAAAGGTGATAAATGAAATAAAAGATATTATCACCATTATTAAGAAATTTGGTACATTCATTCATAAGGAAAAGAAAAAAATAGACGTAACACATTATGACTTGGTTCAGTACGACAAAGAACACGGTTTCAAACTAAAGGATATAGTTTATAGTGGCACTAAAGCTAATGTTTGGGTTTCTGATGTAGTGGTGGTGTTAAGAGAATTGTATCCTAAGATTTATGAAGATTTTTGTAATAATTGGTGGCACATTAAAGATTTTTACAATGATCAAGTGGCTAGTATGATTATATTTGCAACGGAGGTTTACAATTTATATCCAAATGTGGTGGACCTCTTAATCCGTTGTTTATGTATTGAAGGAGTTTCTAAGAGTTTAACGATCATTTTGAAAGGAATAGGTGCCAATAGTAATTTGTACGGAGCGGTTTGGTGTGAAACAACTAATTTATTAGGTAAGGGAATCCATGTTCCTAAACCTATTGATGAAGCAGTGAAACGCACTAGTCCAGAAATAATAGAGAATTTTCCCTCTATAGATAAAGATGCCTTGAGAAAGTGCATTCGTAAAATATTTGAAGTTGAGTTAGGGGAAAGTCAATTTGAGTGGAGGGATGTAGGAAACTATTGGTCTCAAAGATGGTTGTGGTGTGTTAATGGGGCTCATAGTAGGATATTAGAAAAGTTAAGACCTGAGTGGAAATTAGAAGTAGATGGTAGGGTGCATAGAAGAGTTGCCATGGAAAATTGGGTCAAAAATCCATTATTGAACTGGCAAGGTGAAACTATTGTAACTTACACTTTAAAGCACGAAAGTGGAAAAACTAGGTCTATACAAGGTTGTGACACTCTAACTTACGTGAACTTTCAATACATATTAGACGAAGTAGAAAAACATTGGCATAATCATAGGACTTTGCTAGACCCCGGTAGATTAGGTAACGTAGGAATAGCAAATAGATTGAATAAGATGAAAGGAAACCTAAATGTAATGTTAGATTACGATGCATTTGACACACAACATTCTATCGAATGTCAACAGTTATTGTTTGAGGAATTGTGTGAATATATAAATTTTCCCAATGAAATGCGAGAGAATCTTATTAAATCGTTTGCTAATACCAAAATGTACGTTGAAGGTGATTATTTCGGGTTGAGTAAGGGTACTTTGATGACAGGCCACAGAGCAACGACCTTCAT